TAACGCCATGAGAATCATACTTCATCCACTGGGTATGCGGTGCCTGAATAACGATAAAATCATCGCCACCCACTACGGCTCCTACAGTGGCTGTCGCAAACGTGAGCTTATTGGTTGCAGTCGTACTCGCTGTGACATAATTAAGATAGCCCGCATTTGCGCCGTTGGTCATATAAATCCACCCACCGATCATAAGGTGATCGGTTGTGATCGAAGCGGCAACAAATGTCGTAGCCGCCGCCGATGCAGTTGCGCCTGTATCCGTAATTGCCGATCCCGTTGGATCTGTTAGGGCATACTCTCCCCTGACAATCGAAGACGGTAAAATGGGCTGAATCTTACGCACCTGTGCGCCATAAGTCGCATCGTTTAAAAGGTAATTGCCAGTAATCCCCTGCTCTTCCATCAAAATGCCGATCATACTTTCCATCGCTGTAGTCTCGGCAACATGACAGGCAAAAATCCCAGCGGCGTTGTCTGAGTCAGAAAGCTTCACCAAAGACCCTTTATAAGCCTTGGTCGTTGAATCAGCATCGTCCTCCCGATTGTAATACAACTCAATGGGGTTGGGCAGAGGGCCACCACCTAAATCTCTTACAACAAACATAGTGGTACTCCTTTGTTATCGTTGGTATTTATCATATTCTCCGCATCCGCATTGGGGACAACCATATGTTACTATATGATCGTCAGGAAACTGCGTCTGCGAAATAACTCCAGTCAAAGTAGAATACGACAGACCAAGTCCGGGCTTTATCTTGTCCCTGCTCAGATTGCAGGGGAAGGAACACCGCTTGCACCTATAGAAATCTACATCCTCATTGCCAATTGGTATGCGAGTTCGCGCCACTAGGCAAAATCCTTACAAGCCATATTTGGCTCTAATGTGCGGATCAAGGCTGTTGATATAATCCGCTTCGTCTTTGAAAAGCCCGTCAGCTATATCCCTCTTTGCCGCATCCTTGTACTCTGGGGGTAGCTTGGGTTTTCTTGATTGCGGCATTCTCCTGCCGCCTCCTGCCATTTCAAGGTCAGCGTCACCCCCTGCACCCTGCTGTTCATAATGCCCAAGCTTCGCTTTAGTAACGGCATAGTCCACAGCTTCCTTCACGGGGTAACCATTCGCAACAGCCTTGTGCGCTAAGTCCTTGGCATCCGTATAGATTTCCTTATATAAAGGGTCATCGGAATACTCGGTCAGCGTCTTATCTGCGGCTTGCTGTTGCTGTGTAGACAAGTTGGCTTGCGTCTCTTTCTCCACCGATGATACCATCCGGTAAAACCCAAGAGCATCACCGGCAAACAGCTTCTCAGTTGCTTGCTCGTTGAAGTTCTTTACAGGATCTTCTCCCGATGGCTGTGCCGATTGCACAGGTGGGGCAGACTGCATACCGTCAATCTTGTCCGTCAACTTCTTGAACTCCCTGCCATAATAGGATTTATTCCTCTGGTCAAGGTAATCAAGTTGCTCTTTTGAAAACATTCCTTCTTCGTCTTCGCCCTCCAAGGCTTCTTCAAAAGTATCTTGGTCTTCAGGCATTTTTACTCTCCTCAATTATGGATTGCACTTCGGCAAGCATCTTCACCTTGCCTTGCAAGTCCGTTAAAATTCTGGACAATTCGCACTCACAGTGGGGAATGGGCTTCGTCAGCAGGGTAAACATTCCTACTTGGATGCGCTTCTGCCACTCATCGAATACGACCTTGCCGTCTCCAGTAAAAAACTTTTCGAGCTTTTCCTTGCGCTCCTTTCGCTTGGCTTTAACGTAGGCTTGGTTCTCCGGCTTATTGGGGTCTGGAACGTCCTCCAATTCCTCATTAAACAGAACACGCCACGCTACGTCACCGAGCATATCAAGCTGGGTCAAGTTATTAATAGTTTATCTCCATCTGTTTCGTTGTTAACGGTTTCTTGGGCTTCTTCGGTCTTTTCTTTACCTTGACCTTCTTGCCCTCGTAACTAACACTGCCACCTTCCACTTCACCCTGATAATCATTTTCTTCATCCCAATATGCGCTTTTCATCTTTTTCTCCTATTTCACCAGCGCAGGAAACTGTCCCTGCCTGACAGCTTGTTCCTGTGAACTTTGAGGTATCCCTTGTTCGTTTGAAGCTGAACCTGTTGAGGCACGATTCATCATCTGGATTTCCCCAGCCGCTCCCTGCGGCTCAAAGTAATCTTCGTCAAACATCGCCGCCTCATCCGTCATGTCCCTATTCCTCAAGATATTCTTCCACAAGGCATTCATTATCTTGGGGGCATTGGGGTTCGGGATCGAGGCAACTATCTGCATTAACGAAATATCTTCCTGTGTCTCTATCTTTTTCTGATGTTCCATCTTCACCGATGCCGCCGCGGGAAGGTACTTGTAAATCTCCTCATAACCACCGAAGACAAACGGCTTGCCGATGATGTGCTGTAGCGTCAACGGATGGGCAAACTTCTTGGCAAAGCGGATATCCATCTGCGAACTGGGAACCAACGCCGTAACCTCTACCATCTTCACAATAAAGTCCAGCTTCGCGGCAGTCAGGTTGGCATTCATCACGTTAGTCGTTGCCGTCTTCTCCTTGCCGGAACCCTGCATCGAATCGCTCACAGCCGTCTTCTGTATTTCCCCATCCAACAACTGGTGCTTCTGCCACGCATCCCGTGTTACATTAGATGGTTCTTTGAAATGGATGGACTCCGCGGGCGGGCCACCGACCAGCCACTTCTGTTGTGGGGCATACTGCATGGTGTCCCAATCCCACAAGGCGAACTTGTTGACAATAACAGGCGGCATAAGGTTCGCCCATATCTCATCGAACATCGCGTTAATATTGTCGTTTATCGCCGTCTGGATGTCTTTGATCGGCTCGACAAACCCAATTGATTGCCACCGCTCCGAATCAAGGTAAATATGCAGGTCGATGTAGGTCTTCTCGCCGTAGGGGTTTTTATCAAAGCGTATCAACACGTTGTTGGTCTTCGCGCCCGTAGACTTAGCCACCGTAGCGATCATTTCTTGGTATACGATCTTGTCGGACTGCATGATCTCTTTGTCGAAGCACGGCACCCAGTCTCCAGCGACTTTCTTCTTATACACAGGGAACTTGCCCTGCCTTTCATAGAGCTCGACCTCCGAGTAGACATCTGAATCCGGCGGCACTTCTTGGTCGTCAATGGTTCTGGTAATCGAATGGTCGATATGTATGTCTGCGGCGGCAGTCGAGAGTGTCGGGTCGATATCGTCCAAATTCATGTACTTGATCTTGGAACTATACAATTCATCAAGATCGGTTATGCTCCTGTGGGTAATGAACCTGCCCTGCCGAATGGACTGGGATGGTTGAAGTAACCAATCGAAAACAATGTCTTTATTGTTCACCACCAGATTATAGGGAAAGTCCTCAACCGGCACAGACACTTTCTTTTTCTTGGCGTATGGTTCGGCTCTAATGACATTACCGGCCTCATCCATCTCCATCGGCACATCAACCTGTTGAGACGAAACTGTAGTTGTCCTGAGTTCTTGGTGCCAAGATTTCTTCAAAACCCCGACTCCATTCAAAAGTGCGCGAAGAAGCCACTGGGTCATAACCAGAAAAAACGAAATGTGCTTAGATGATCCACCGGATTGCAGAGTATGCCAGAACTCAAGCAATTGCTCCCGCTCCCATGCGCCATCCTTCTCAAAAGACCGAATGCCCATAACCGGCGTAGCCCCAAACACCTTGCTGGTTATATACGGTATTGCCGTCCAAACCACCTGAAAAACCTTATTGATCACTACGTTAGACTGCCAGTCATAATTCTTCTCCGGCCTCTCCCCGCGAATCATCCGGTAGATGTCTTCGTAAAGATCATCAAGATCAGATACATATTCACGCCCTCTTTCCCACTCTTCAAGGACTTGGTTGCATATTTCCTCGTATGGGTCTATGACGCTCGGCGGTGTATCTTCGGGTTTGTTTTCGTTGTAATCAACCATTACACATAACCCCCCATAAACTCACGAATCATAAAGTGTGAGTATTCCTCATCGTAATCGCACATAGTCATAAAAAATATAAGCATTTTGGCAAATTGGTTCTTGGCGACATATCCGTAAAGCATGGATTTTATTGAGTCTGCCATCTCTGGATGCCCCTTAAACGAACGCATCCAACCATCTGAATAACCTTGAGATACATACTTCTGTCCATCACAGAATAAGTTGTCGCCCATTATTTCTTTTTCTTGGTCTTCTTTTTCTTGGCTAGCTTGGCAACCAGCCGCGCCATGTTCCGAATAAGAGACGCAGACGAATACCGCCCTTTTTCAAGGTCGTCCTGTAACTGCGCCTGATAATCCTCGTCCCAGTCTTTTTCCTTTAAGTCAAATATCTTTGGCATACTACCTCCCTGCTACTGAAATCTTTTTTCGCATTGTCTGTCGTGGCGGGTTCTTGTAAAAGTGGGCGGCGTGTAACATTCTGGGATCTTTCGCAATACACTCCATCACCATATTATCGTGGCTCATCTTCGCCATCGGTTTCACATTCGGGTCGTTGACCGCCTGTGTCTGTGATGTCATATACTCCTGATACCGCCACTTCATGATCGACCTGTTAAAATTCGGACAGGTGTCCATAACCCAGATTGTCGGCAGATGCCGCATCCTGCCTTTATCCCTGATCCTGTTGTTAAAAGGCACTCCGCACCGCGAAGCGTTCTTGAACCGCTTGCCAATCTCGTCACGACCTGTTGTCCCCTTAGTATCCCACCCCGTCCAATATGCTGGAGTTCCCATGCCGTAGTTCTGGCGCAGATCATCGAAATACCTGTTGATATCATCAGTGGTAGAAAACAACGTATTTGCTTGCTTTTTGTTAGCTAAAGGGTCAATTAAGTTAACAATATAGCTCAAATCCCCCGACTTTCGTGCAATTGCGCGGGCGATCTCAAAGGTGTTAAACGCATGGGGGCCGTCTATTGCTGGGTGAAACTCCTGCCACAAGAACCACTCGTTCTGATGTGACGCGGACATCCAGCCCACAGACCACGGAGTTCGTGATTCGTGATAGTCGATCCCCCGTGCGTGTACCCAATCGTAAGGAATCCCATCGGGGAAATATTTATTCATAGAAATGTAATGGACTTTCGGATTGTATGCTTTATGCACACGCCCCGAAACAGCCCTAAACACGCCATAACGTCTTATGGCATAAATATCAGGGTCGGTGACATCAGCCAGTATCCGATCTATGATTTCTGAGTCCAAGGTCGGGTTGTCGTCTGTCGCCATCTGCATACAGGCTATGCCTGTACCCTTATTGGGGTATTCCTTTATGGGCAAATTGAATTTTTCTGCAATCGTTGGGGTTCTTTCGATATATTCCGCTCGCTCCCAAATCTCATCGAAAGTGTAGGTCAACGCGTTGGTAGGTGTCAGGGAAAAGATCTCGTCTCCGTCTTCGGCAAGGAGTCGCATTCGGCATTCTTCGCGGTGTCCCTTGGGGGTTTCCTCGTCATGCCAAACAGACGAAAGCTGAATCTTCCCAAGGTCTTGCAGTTCCTGCTTAGAAGACCGAAACTCAATGACAGAATGGGTGGTATTAAGACCAACGGGCCTTCGTATAACCATCGTAGTATTACGCGAGGTGACATCTTTCTCTATGTATTGGGGTGGTATAAGCTTCTTTAATTCAAGGTATTGGGTGTTATCCTGCTCTTCTGGCGAGGATGATTCCGGCAGGGATGAACTCATGCAACGTATTTTCTTAGCCAGAAGGTTTTTCTCCCAACACGGGTGGATGCCAAAGATTCTTTGGAAATATTGGTAGGCAACGCTCGATGTTTTTCCGGCCTGATTTCCGCTGAAGAGACCCACCGTCTTCCACGGGCCATGCAGAAACTTGATGATGGGCGTAATTATAAATCTACCTGCGCCATCGAACTGCTCGCTAAGTTGTTTAGTTTCCTCGTTTTTCGCAAAATCCACAAGGTCTCCTTGGGGCAGATGCGAATACGGGACTATTTCTTGGGCTTGGGGTTGCACTTATTGCTTGTCCTCTTGTGACCGCCCAGACCGGCCTTGTCTTTAAACGTCTTCCCGCAAATATCGCAGGTCAGCGCGGCTGTCTGGTCATTTAGCATTTGTTTTATATCCAACGATACAAGCACTGCCTTCCGCACAAAAACAGCACCACAGTGCGGAGCCAGACACGCCAGAGATATGTTGCTCATTATTAAGAAATTGCTTGATATCTGGGCGCATTTGGGGCATTTCTCCAATTTATATTTTTCATCGAACCTACTCGCTATTTCCATCGGTCTCCTTTTCGCAATCACACCCAGCGCATTCGGGCTTAACAAATTGCATTTGCTCCATCACCTCTCTGTACCTTTCATGCAGCAACAACAGGCACTTGCCGTATTTTGGGCAGGGAACCTCGAAGATGCAACTTTTGAATATTGGGCATTCGCTCATTTTCAAGTGGGATGTAGTGGTAATTATAAAATTCAGTGTCGCGTATTATACAATCCAGCAATAGCTTCCCCTGCAAATCCTTTCTGCGTAGATCCCTGTCGGGCAAATATTTTATTTTTACAGCCTTGGCTTTATTCCTCGCCAACGAGCCTTCTGGGGTCATCACCTTCCCCAATCTGATTAGTTTTTTGTATAATTTCCGGTAGTTCATTCCCTTCCTTTAGGTAGAGGGGGAGCCACCACACTCCCCCTCCGGGCAAGCCGTGAGGGAAAGGAGACAAAAACTCACGGCACGAGTCGTGGTCTGCCCGCCAGCTTGACAAACCATACGCAATCGTTTAGTTTGTTTAGTTCAGAAGGAGGAAACTGGCGTATCGCCTCGACCATTAGCCAGTTGGTCGATTCGGCCTTATTCTCTTCGTGGTCGCAATACCAGCCGTCATCGGCTGATTTTGGCTTACCACTGCCAAGGTGGTTCCTGTTCAAGTATCTGCAATCACCGCAAAAAATTAGACCTGCCTTCTCTTCGGCCATGGTGTCTCCTTTTTATAACCAGTTAAAAGCATTCTAAAAAACTGCATCATAGCGGCATCTTTGTCGCAGTCGCACCACCAGTAGATGCAGTTGGTAAACATTGAGTATTTCTTTGTGGGTGATTTATTATCCATTTCGATAATTCTCAAAAACTCTTACCACACATCAACGTGTTTGGAGGTACGGATCGAAATCCTTAAGCACATTAATCAACAAGCTCGGATCGTTGTTCCAATCCTTCGCGCCATAGTGGAGGGCAATAAGATAAGCATCCGGTTTCAGGCCAATCTTGTCAGCCTCGGCAACAATGTCTTGCCATGTTGCATCGGTTGCACTGAAAGGTCGCTTCATCACTTACCCCCCTTTTTCTTTTTTTCCGGCTTTGGCCTCGGGGTGAAGAAATCACCGCTTTCGGTCTTTTTGGTGACGGCGGCCTCAATCCCAGATTTTAATTCTTCCATCGCTTCGGCCTTAACCAAGCTCTCAGCTTCGGCACTGATTTTTACCCCACAGACAGGTTCGGGTATAATTTTAGTTTTTTTAACGGTAAGCTCCCCGCCCTTTTTTAAATCCCGAATTTCCCCTGCTTTTGAGACAAGGTGCAAGCCGTATAAATATTCCCCAACAGACAAATCTAAATCCAACGCTGTCATGCGAATATCCTTCCATAATGTGTCGACCGTGTAAATTGTACGTCTTTTCTTCTGTGTCATAAGACCCCCTTGTGCTACAAGGTGTTAAGTACAGCATGGTGTATAAGACCCCCTGTCATTATACACTACATGGTACACAGATAGCACAAGATGGTATGTGTGTCAAGTATGTCAAAGAGCAGATAATTTTATTTTTAGAGGGACAAGAGCCTCTTCGTTAATCATGCCAGCATGAAGTTCTCGGTGGCAATTGGCGCACAATACAACCAACTGCTTGGTTTCTATCTCTTTTTTTATTCTAGACAACGTATGTGCGCGGGACATATTCAAGCCCTTGTCTTCCCCTATATGGTGGAACTCAAGGGCGGTCTCACAAATGCTATATCCGCAAACAACACAGCCACTTGCACGAAGCTTCGCCTTAAACGCCACGGCGAAATCCTTCATTTTCCCCGCTCTAAGCCTCTTTCGAGGAGCATCACACCCCGTGCAATACTCTCTGCTAGTGACCTTGCGGAAGGTGTCCCCGCATAACTTACAATAG